TATGCAGATAATCCTGTATCAATGGCTCAAAATGCAACGGGAAGAACAGTTTCTTTTGTTCAAGTTAAAGGTGGATTTTCTAGTCCAAACTATAATAATACCCAAGGGAATTTATTATGGATAAATCCTGTTTATAATATGGGTGGTACAACAAATGCAGGTCAAATTTTGAGAGGCATTTATTATAACCCAACATTAACAGATTTAACTAATGCAACTCACTATGCTATCCACACAACAAGTGGGAGAGTGAGACTTGAGGGACTACCTACATCACCGACAGGGCTTAGCGCAGGTGACTTATGGAATAACGGAGGCGTAATAAATATTGTATAATGGCAAAGATTAAAGAAATTAGTAACTTTGTAGAAGCTCCAAAAAAGAGCCGCAAAGGCGTGCACGCAAAGAGCAAGACAAGTAAGTTGAAAACAAGCAAGAACTATACAAAAAAGTATAGAGGGCAAGGAAAATGACTGTGACGATGGCAGATATATGGATGTTGATTTTAGGCTCAGTAGTAGCTATAATTGGGTATTTTCTAAAAGTAGTGCACAATGATGTTCGCAACAACACTGAGTCGCTAGGAAAGCTCAAAGGAAAGATTGAGCTAGTAGAGCAAGAATCACGCCTCAAATATCAGGCTATGCAAGAGCAGACACAACTTGAAATCAAAAACTTAGCTAGAAGCGTAGCTGAGCTATCAGACGCAGTCAAGCAATTAATAATTAATAGATAATGGACACAGTATCAACAGCACCTGACTTTGGTGTATTTAGCCAATTGTCTGAGTATGGACCAATTGGATTAGCAGCACTAGCACTTGGCTATGTGGCTTGGGTATTTATCAAACGACACCTAGATAACAAGTAATGTCATTCGGTCCATTTGAAGTACTCACACAATATGGCGTCCTCGGCTTTGCAGTCTTAGCCCTTGGATACCTCTGTTGGATGTTCCTCAATCGACTGATGAAGAGTGAGGATGACCTCAAAGAAAAGGTCAATGGGCTTGAGGGTGAGTACAGAGAGAAGCTTGAGCAAAAGCTTACTGAAAACACTGAGAGCTCCAAGAGCTTAAAAGAGATAGTCCTAATGTTCTTGAGCAAGAAATGAAAAAGAAGCTGCTCATTGTTGGCGCACTATTCATCACTCTTGTGGTTGCACAGGTGTTCTCAAGTGGACACGGCCATGTTGTAGTGGTTGAGGACAACATACAGCTCACAGGTGAGAATAAGAAGCTCACTACAGCAAATAAGAAGTTAACAAATAGTGTTAACCAATTAGAGGCAGAGAAAGAGGAGTTAATAGAAGACAAGGAGAACCTTGAGCAGATGGTGTCTGAAGTAATAGGTGACTTGGATAGCACCAAGTCTGTGGTGAAGGACATCAAAAATGAATTGAAAAATGAAAAGGATATTGTTCGTAGGCAGTCTAGTGGTAAGCAGTTTGAGTTTCAGCCAATCACGTTACCCACTTCAGACGGTAATTGATGGCGACTCTGTTGTCATCCTTACCAAGGCACAGGCTGATACGATAAACGCAATATTCGAAAGCCAAAAGGCTAAGATTGCCAAATTTAAATCCGATGTAAAGACAAAGGATTCAATCATATTAGTCAGAGATACTGTGCTGATGTTCTACACCTCAAAATACACTGAGTACAGAACCATCCTAGAGACTCAGATTGTGCGTGAGGACAAACTTGACACCATCAGAGGATGGCTGATTGACAGGGCAAAGGAAGGAAGTTGGATATACTACTCCTACTTAAACAATGAAGTAGTGGCTGTAGACCTCTCTGACTACGTTGTAAGGAAGGATGACTATACGGGTGATATAACCTTCTACAAGCGAACAGAAGAGTGCCCTAATGACGATAAACAAAAAGAACCGCCTCTTGGTTGGCACACTGACATAGTGAGACCAAAGAGGCCTAAACTAAATATTTTTAAACTATGAAAAAGTTTTTTAGAGAGTTAATATCAGACGACAATCAAATTAACGAGCAGGCCTTTGTTGGTGTCATCTCGTTTTTCGCTATGGTATTTGTGTTGCTTACAGATGTAGTGACAGGAATCATTGGTAACGAACTAGTAATCAAAGAATTTATCTTTGATGGATTTATGTTACTAACTTTGGGGGCGTTTGGCATCACAACTGCCGGACGTATTATGAAACTTAAAAATAAAGATAAAGATGCAACTAAGTAAAAACCTATCACTTGCAGAAGTAACAAGAAGCGAAACTGCAAAACGTAAAGGCATTAGCAATATGCCTACACCTGAGCACATTGAGAACTTCAAGAAATTGGCTGAGAACGTCTTTCAACCAATCCGCGACCATTTCGGCGTGCCTATCCATTTAAGCTCAGGATATCGCTCCGCAGCGCTTAACAAAGCAGTTGGTGGCGCATCATCTTCACAGCACTCAAAAGGTGAGGCGATTGACATTGACATGGATGGCAGCGCAAATGGAGTGAATAACAAAATGGTGTTTGACTTCATTAAAGCAAATGTAAATTTTGACCAACTTATTTGGGAGTTTGGAACAGATGCCAACCCTGATTGGGTACACGTATCTTACAACTCTGATGGTCCGCAACGCAAACAAATTCTTGTTGCTAAGCGCTCCGGAAGCAAGACTGTATATGTCCCTTACAAATGAGAAACAAACTAGCCGGAACTAAAAAGGGTAAGTCTGATAGCGCAAAGTACTATCAGGAGAATCCTGAGGCTCGTAAGAAAAAGATTGCTTACGACACTAAGTATCATTCTACAGATAGTAGAAAGGAGTACCGTGCTGAGTTACAAAAAATAAATAGAGAGAAAGGGACTCATGGCAACGGAGACGGAAAAGACGTTGCCCATAAGTCCAAGACACGCACTCGTATGCAGTCACAGTCTAAAAACCGCGCTGATAAAAAGCGCTCATTTTTCAAGTAATGAAACGAATTGCTCTTATTTTTCTTGCAGTGCACTTACTTTTCTCATGCGGCGCTGAGCGCCTGCATCAAAAGGCTGTTAATAAGGGCTATGTTCACACTATAGAGTGTGATACCATAAAGGTCCCGTACTTAGTTGTCAAGAACATCAAAGGTAAAGACTCTTTAATATATAGAGACTCTATAGTTCCTAGGTTAGTAAATAATTACATCCCTAAGTGGAAGGTCCGTTTTGATAACAAGCGCTTCAATGATAGCTTAAAGTATATACGAAAAGTATATCGTGACAGCTTAAAGGCTGAAATTAAAATGCACGATGACAGCCTAGAGGCTGCTATAAAAATCAACAAACAAGACAATAAAGTCATTGTAAAAACAAGAAAGAAAGGTAACGCTAACCTTTGGTTATTCGTAATTGGGTTTGTCATCGGATTAATTACTCGCTACCTGTTCAAGTTCTCTAAATTTAATCTATGAGTAAATTTCGTCCAAGGATTACGCGAGAAGAGTTTGAGATAGTTTCTCAGTACCGCGCAATCAAAAACGAGGCAAATGAATTAGGTCTCGACGATGCCGATGTAAAACACGGTTGGATAAAATCCAAGACAGCCTCACTCTTCTTTAAGAACCCAAATTTTAAATCTCAAGAAGATGAGAACTACGCTAAGGTTAGAGAGGGGATATTGGATTACATATCAAATCACGGAGTAAAGTACGAGATATTTAAAAGAGATGAGTCAGATGATGGACATCTATTAGTAATAGACCCTGCTGACATCCACATAGGTAAACTATGCGATGCGTTTGAAACAGGTGAAGACTACAACTCTCAGATTGCCGTACAACGTGTTTTAGAAGGCGTTCAAGGCATTTTAGATAAATCCAAAGGATTCAACATCGACAAGATACTTTTTATCGGTGGTAACGACATCCTTCACATTGACACACCGAGACGAACCACTACGGCAGGTACTCCTCAGGATACAGATGGGATGTGGTACTCGAATTTTTTAATAGCAAAACAATTATATGTTGAGATTCTTGAGAGGCTGCTTGCTGTGGCTGACGTTCATTTTACTTTTAATCCCTCAAACCACGATTATGTTCATGGCTTCTTCCTTGCTGACGTTATTAGAACGTGGTTTAAAGACTGTAAGCAAATTACTTTTGACTGCTCAATTTCGCATCGCAAGGCTTTTAGGTACGGACTAAACCTTATTGGAACTACCCACGGTGATGGTGCTAAGAACCAAGACCTTCCACTTTTAATGGCTACAGAGTTTCCATTAGATTGGTCTGCTACAAAGCATAGATATGTGTACACGCATCACGTGCACCATAAGTTCTCAAAGGATTACATCGGTGTAACCGTTGAATCGTTACGCTCCCCATCAGGAACTGACTCATGGCACCACGTCAAAGGCTATCAGCACGCTCCCAAGGCTGTTGAAGGATTTATACATCACAAAGTAAACGGACAGGTGGCAAGAATTTCACACCTATTCTGATTTTCATTATCTTTGTCATATAAATTTAATAAAATGAAAGTAGAAAAATTTTTAAAGACAGAAGAATTAGAAACTTTGCAAAAGATGCAAGGTGATTTTAATAAAGCAAAAATTGCTTTAGGAGATTTAGAGTTGGAGAAGCACGAGCTTCTAAAACAAATTGATTTCTTAAGAGCTAAGTTTAGTGAACAAGAGAAATCACTCATTGCTATTTACGGACAGGATGCTGTCATTAATATGCAGACGGGTGAGGTAACCAAAAAAGAAAAATAAAAGACATGGGAAAGATTAGTACATACGCAGTTGATTCAACTCCTTCATTATCAGATAAACTTATTGGTACTGAGGTAGGCAACTTGGATGCCACGA